TTTTCAAAAGCAGTTACTTATTTATGCCTGGTCGTAGTTCTTTCAATTCAGTTTGTGCTTATTATATTTTCTGCTAATAGAGATGGAATCACAACGACAGTACTAATGTTTACTATTGCTGTGTCTGTAATGGAATATCGAGACAATAGAAGTGAGTTCAAAAGAAGAGAAAAAGGTTTAAAAAGTAAACAATTAAATCTTATGATGCAAGCAGAAGAAATAAAAGATATTGAAGTTCAAGACAAAGTGCTGGCAGAACTTGAAAAAAGAGGACTTATTGATAATGAAAAGAAGATAGAAATTATAAAAAGTATACAACGCACTAAAAAATAGAGTGAATTGAACTTTACCAACCGTCAAATACGATGGTTGGTATTTTTTGTGCAAAAATTGAAAGGGGGAATGTCTGTGGACCAAAAGGAAGTATTCGAAATCTGCAACCAGGTAGACAGCTTCATCGCGGAATATCTGACAGAATCCATTGTGATCGGGACAAGCTATGATATGTTGGAAGCACACCACGGCATTCTCCCGATCAGTAGAAATTGCTTTTACCGGAGGCGGCGGATTGTGAGAAAGATTATGGAGAAGCGGATGGGGCGGATCGTGGAAGAGAAGAATGGGCAGTTGAGGATGGTGTGGTGATATTGCAAAAATTGGTAATAAGTGTATAATTATTACATGAATAGACAATGGGGAGGTTATGTTATGAAGTTAAGAAATATTTATATGGCTTGCAAAAGAAGTATAGAGCCAATCAGTAATATTCGTTTTATTCAAAAAAAAGTCGGCATAACACAATATTGTGTTAGTGGTTGGAATGCCGCACAAACCGCAATATTGAATAATTTAAAAGAAATTGAATTCTTGAAAGATAAAACAGCTGCACTCATCAATGCAATACCTCAAGCATTAATAACTAAGGATGAGTTCGAGGTAAGTTCGTCAGATTGGGAGATTATAAGAAATAGATATAAAGAATTGTCGACAAGCTTACAAGATGTAATTAATTTGTATGAGTCAATGGGGGGTGAAAATAATCAAGCTCCAGGGTTAGACATAAAACTCCCACAGTGTAATGACTTTAATGAATTTAGGGAATGTGTTGAATCACTGGACTTTATTCTGTATAAATGCCCTTTTTTTAAGGTTGAGGGGGAAGACCTTAAGTTTGATTCTATGGATATAGGCTCATTGTGGTTTACTTTTCTTGTTGTAACGGCAGGAACTGTGACTGCAAGTGTTATTCTAAATAATGTAGCTGCATTTATTGATAAGTGTTATGTGATAAAAAGTCACAAATGCTCTATTGAACAGCAAAAAGCTATGATACAAAAAATGGATATTGACGAAGAAACTAAAAAGATATATATGGAAGGAACAAAACGCGTATATAAAGAACTGGTAAATAGTGTAGTTGCGGAATTAGAGGAAGAAACAAACATAAAAATGAAAGATGGAGAAGAGGTAGGATTTACATCTCAAGCATTTGATAAGGCTATTGTACTTTTAGATAAAGGAATGCAGCTTTACTCAACGATAGATGCACCTCAAGATGTGCAGGCCCTGTTTAAACCGTTGGAGATGAAATATATTGAGACACAAAAGACAATAGAAGCTATTACGCAAAAAGAAGAATGAAAGGGAAAAAATCAGAGAGCTTAAAAACTAGGCTCTCTTTTTTGTACCCTAAATTGGTACAAATACTATGAAATGCTGATTTATAATTATGGCATGAGGTTAAGAAATATGGAGGATAAGAATTGACAGAAATAGAGAAGAAAAAGGAATATTTAAGAGAATACGAAAAAGCAGTGCGTCAGATGAAACGCAGCGAGGAAAAGATAACAGAAATGCGCTTAAGTAAGATCATGCCATCCGCCGACAATGACGGTATGCCACATGCACACAACAACACCGATCTATCCGGTTACGCTGCACTACTGGATGAAGAGGAAAGACGATACATGAAAGCCAGGTATCGGAGAATTAAAATCTGCAAGGAAATCACGGACAAGATAGAACGCATGGATAATGAGGATGAAAAGGATGTGCTGGTGTATCGGTACATAAGACTGATGAAGTGGGAAGACATCTGTGTAAAAATAAATCATAGTTGGCAGCATACACATAGAATTCATAAAAAAGCACTGGAAAATTTCAAAATGTGATTAAATGTGATACCAAAGGTATGATATTGTTATACTGAACCAAAGGTTCAAAGGGAGATTGCTTCGGCAGTCTCTTTTTTGTTATCCATAGCAAAGCGGCTCCATGAAACCCAGGGGAGCAGCGACCTCCATACATAAGGCAGGGAATGAAGCATGAATAAAGGAAAATATAATGATCCTACAGCTGAGCAGGCGATTGCTCATGTAATGAAAGAGTATAGAAGAAAAAAGAAACAGGAAGGTGGCAGCAGTGGCAAGAAGTCCGAACGAAAAGGCAGAGAAAGCCCGGGAACTGTATAAGGGTGGAATGAAGCTGGTTGAGATTGCAAGTCAACTAGATGTTCCTCCCGGTACAGTTCGAAGATGGAAAAGTACATACCATTGGGATGGTGAACAACAAAACGAGCTTCAACAGAACGATGATGAACGGGACTTTTTTAATGCAAAAGAAAGAAAATACAATTCTAGGTCAACTGGAATTATAAACAATATAGTTAATTGTCTAGGCAATGTGATTTCTTCTGACAATATTGACTTGATAACCAAGGAAAAGGCATGCGAGACGCTTGTGAAAATTGCTTGCGAAAAAAATGTAAGAAAGAAGATTTGCGATATTGTTCGTAAATCGGAACTAAAAAAGAGAGATGCAATCAGCGAAAGCCAATGGAATAGATGCATGGATTTTTTTAGAGATAAAAGTGGAAAATCATGCTGTGCGTATTGCGGAATTCAAACAAAACAGTTAGAAAAGGATCATGTAATACCTTTTTCAAAGGGTGGATGTGCATCTGCTGATAATATTCTTCCTGCGTGTAAAAGGTGCAATACAGCAAAGAATGACAAGAACATATATGATTGGTATACGAGAAGCAATGTCTTTTCAAAATACAGGATGAAAAAAATAGTTGAGTATCTAAAAGAAGTAGGCGGTGATGTCTATGAATAAAAACGAATCCGCTGAAAAAGACTATATGTCTGGGATGAAATATAAAGACATTGCAGATAAATATGGAGTGTCAATAAATACTGTCAAGAGCTGGAAAAAAAGGTACAACTGGGAGAGAAAAAAGGGGTGCACACAAAATAAAAAAGGGTGCACACAAAAAAAGTTAGAAAAAAAAGCTGTAGCTGATGAAGTCAAGCAGGTAATACAGAATACCGAATTGACCGATAAGCAACAGCTTTTTTGCATACATTACATCCGATGCTTCAATGCTACCAAGGCATACCAGAAAGCGTATGGTGTTGATTATGCGACTGCAGCATCCATAGGCTATCGTTTGTTGGAGAAAGATGGAGTAAAACAGGAAATCCATAGGTTGAAACAGGACCGTCTCAACAGAGAGTTCCTAAGTGAATCCGATGTATTCCAGAAGTACATGGACATTGCTTTTGCAGATGTGACTGACTTTGTAGAGTTTGGAAATGAGGATGTGGATGTGATCCTGGACACAGGAGAGCGAAAGACCATCACAGTAAGCCATGTCAATATCAAGAATGATGCGGACGTGGACGGAACGATCATTTCCGAAGTATCCAAGGGTAAGGACGGCGTAAAGGTAAAACTTGCTGACCGAATGAAAGCCTTGCAGTGGCTTACGGATCATATGGATCTTGCGACTGACAAGCAGAAAGCAGAGATTGCATTACTGAAAGCCAAGGTACAGACAGACGATGGCGAGGAGATTGCAGACGATGGGTTCCTCGATGCTCTGAACGGCACAGCTGTGGAGGATTGGGGCGATGAAGAAAATTAAGAGGATTTTCAAATTTCAACCATTTTCCAAGAAGCAGCGCAAGGTATTGAACTGGTGGTGTGAAGATTCTCCGGTTAAAGATAAGGATGGTATTATCGCCGATGGCGCTATCCGATCTGGAAAGACAGTGAGCATGTCACTTTCGTTTGTTATGTGGGCGATGAGCTCATTTGACGGCGAAAATTTCGGTATGTGTGGCAAGACAATTGGCTCTTTCCGCAGAAATGTACTATTTTGGCTTAAGCTGATGCTCCGTAGTCGCGGTTATACCGTGGCAGATCACAGGGCTGACAATTTGGTTATCATCACAAAAGGTGATGTGACTAATTATTTTTATATATTCGGCGGCAAAGACGAACGATCACAGGATCTCATTCAGGGTATCACCTTGGCTGGGGCCTTTTTTGATGAAGTTGCGCTGATGCCGGAAAGTTTCGTGAACCAGGCAACCGGACGATGCTCCGTTGATGGTTCAAAGTATTGGTTCAACTGTAATCCGGATGGACCATATCACTGGTTTAAGACAGAATGGATTGATAAGGCAACCGGATATCTTGGGAAGAAAAAAACAGCAGAAATAAAAGAGAAAGCTGCGGCAGAAAATCGCGATCCGGGATTGAAAGATATTCTATATCTGCATTTTACGATGGATGATAACTTAAGCCTGTCTGAGAAAATCAAGGAACGATACCGCAGCATGTACACCGGTGTGTTCTACCGCCGGTATATCCTTGGACTGTGGGCGATGGCAGAGGGCATTATTTACGATATGTTCGACACTGCCAAGCATGTTCTTTCCAGTCTGAATAATCTGGTCAATGCGAACTATTATGTGTCGTGTGACTATGGTACGCAGAATGCAACTGTATTCCTGTTGTGGTGTAAAGAGCACTCCGGGCGATGGGTATGCTGTCGCGAGTATTATTATTCTGGCCGTGATGAAGAAAGGCAGAAAACGGATAGCGAGTATGCGGATGATCTGGAACAATGGCTTGCCGGGATAAAACCGGTAAAGATCATCATTGACCCGTCTGCAGCATCGTTCATAGCAGAATTGAAAAAGCGTGGTTATGCGATCAAGAAAGCGAAAAATGATGTATTGGACGGCATTCGTTTTGTGGCATCCCTGTTGAATCAAGGGAAAATTGCAATCAGTGACCAATGCCCGAACACAATCAAAGAATTTGGATCGTACATATGGGATCAGAAAGCATCTGAGCGTGGAGAGGATAAACCGGTGAAGCAGCACGATCATGCAATGGATGCACTGCGGTACTTCTGCTATACAATTATTCGCAAGCCGGGAAGCATCGGTATTTTGAAGTGAGGTAACAATGGATATTGATACAATGAAACAACTGATAAAAAAATATGAGCCCGGTCATGCGGCATTTGTGACACGTGCGGATATAGCAGAACGTTATTACCGCAATGAGACGGACATACTGTTTCGTGATAAGCAGAAAAATGAGAAAAAAGAGGAACCCGACAATCCGCTGCGCAACGCAGACAACCGGATTCCCCGGAACTTTCATGGTCTGATCGTGAACCAGAAAGCGTCCTATGCGTTTACCGCACCGCCGTTGTTCGATGTAGGCAGTACGGCGAGCAATAAGCGTATCACGGAAGCATTGGGTGATGAATACGCTAAGAACTGCATGGAACTGTGTGTGAATGCTGCAAATACTTCCATTGGTTGGGTGCATTACTGGCAGGGCGATAACGGCTTTGAGTGGGCGGTTGTTCCAAGTGAGCAGATTATCCCGGTGTTTGACCGGAGCCTGAAACGCAGGCTGATCGGAGTCATGCGGGTGTATCCGGATATTGATGATACGACAGGTGACAATTATACAGTGTATGAATACTGGACAGATGCGGAGTGTCAGGCATTCCGGCGGAGAGCAGGCGAGACACTTAATCTGCTGACATACTATGAAATGTTTGTTGATCCAGCCACCAGTGATATGGTTGCCGATTACCGGCATGATTTCGGAGAAGTACCGTTCATCCCGTTTTACAACAACAATATCCATACAGATGATTTGCGCAACATTAAGCCGCTGATAGACGTATATGACAAGGTTTACAGCGGCTTTATCAATGATCTGGATGATATACAGGAATTAATTTTTGTGCTGTCTGGATATGGCGGTGAAGATCTGAATGGATTCCTATCTGATTTAAAAAAGTACAAGACCATTAAGGTAGATGGAGATGAGGGCGGTGCGGTGTCTACGCTGAACATTGAGATTCCGATTGAAGCAAGAAACAGTGTGCTGGAAGCCACAAGAAAGGCAATTTTCGAACAGGGACAGGGATTTGATCCGCAGCCAGAGAATTTCGGCAATCAGTCGGGCGAGGCGTTGAAGTTCATGTACTCACTTCTTGAAATGAAAGTAGGATTGATGGAGACAGAGTTCCGACTTGGGTTTTCGCGGTTGGTGCGGGCAATCTGCAAAGTGCTTGGCATTCAGTGTGGTACGATCATCCAGACATGGACCCGTACCTATATCAAGAATGATACGGAGCAGGCGCAGATTTGCAAGGATTCCGTAGGAATTGTAAGTAAAAAGACGATTCTGAAAAATCATCCGCTTGTGGAAGATGCAGATGAAGAATTGAAGCAGATCGAAAAAGAAGAAAAAGAAGCGCAGGAAAAGGCTGATCTGTATTCTGGAGCATTTGTTAACAGCGGAGAAAACGGAGGTGGCAAAGATGGCAATGCCAAAGGCAACCCGAAAAATTCCGAAAATCAAGATAATCCGGGTGGAGATTGATATTGAGTTTGTAAATATCATGGGTAGACTTTTGATTCCATTCTTTTGGATTTGGGGCATTAGAGTGTTTAGTATAGAGATTTATAGAAAGAAATTCTATATGATATGTATTCCTAAGTTTTATTTTGTAAAATAAGGAGTTGTTGATGAAAAAAGGTGCATATTGGAAAAAACGCTTCAAACAGATAGAAGAATCTCAGCATCAGCAAGGCCTGCGGTGCTACGCGGATATCGAAAAGCAATATCTTGTAGCACAGCGGCAGATGGAAGCGAAAATCAATGCCTGGTATCAGCGTTTTGCAAATAATAACGCGATTTCTCTTGTGGAAGCACGCCGGTTATTAAATTCCAGTGAATTGGATGAACTGAAATGGGATGTCGAGCAGTACATACGGTACGGAAAAGAAAATGCTATCAATGGTCAGTGGATGAAGGAATTGGAAAATGCTTCCGCAAAAGTACACATCAATCGGCTGGAGGCATTGAAGCTTCAAATGCAGCAGTCATTGGAAGTGATGTTCGGTAATCAGCTTGATAGTGTTGATTCTACAATCCGTGATGTTTATCAATCTGGGTTTCTCCATACTGCCTATGAAATTCAGAAGGGGATTGGAACAGGATGGAGTTTTGCATCTCCGAATGACCGGTTGATTGATACAGTGGTCCATAAGCCTTGGGCGGCAGACGGGCAAACGTTTTCAGACCGGATCTGGACGAACAAACAGAAGCTAGTCAATGAATTGAACGCCACCATGGTACAGAATATCATCACCGGGGCTGATCCGCAGAAGACGATTGATGCACTGGCACGGAAGATGAATGTATCAAAACAGAACGCGGGCCGCTTGGTTATGACAGAACAGGCGGCTTTTTCCAATGCAGCGCAAAAGGATTGTTTTGCAGAACTTGGGGTGGAACAGTTTGAAATATTGGAAACATTAGATAGTTTTACATGCAGCCTTTGTGGTTCTATGGACGGGCAGCATTTCCCAATGAGTCAGTATGAAATTGGTGTGACAGCTCCGCCGTTCCATCCGAACTGCCGTGGGTGTACCTGCCCATACTTCGAAGATGATTTTGGAGTGCCGGGAGAACGTGCAGCGCGTGGTGAAGATGGAAAAACATATTATGTACCGGGCAATATGACATATGAAGAGTGGAAATCCTCTTTTGCAGATGGTAACAATGCAGCGAAAGACCGGTTGGGAATTATCACAAACAATAATAAAAGCAACCCGAACTATTATGATTTCAAGGGTAAAAATGTGGATACGGTCGAGTCGGAAATCTGCAAGTTCGACCATGAGGTTGGAGTTATATTTGACAATGGGAAAGCGGTAAATTGCCAGTTGGGAAATGAGAATACTATAGAATTTACGAAGTATCAGCTTAAAATGATGAAAGGAAAAGATATTACTCATAATCATCCATTGAGTACGCCGCCGTCCCCAGAAGATCTGTATCTGCTGGTAAATTATAAAGTCAAAAGTTTCAGAACCTGTGGGGAAAACGGTACATATGTGTTAGAATATAATGAACAGGTAGAAAAACTTCCAGATTTCAAGACATTTAGTGATACATATGACGAAATTATATATGAATTACAAGATAAATATTATGATGAAGTGAAACATGGAATGAAAAAAGAGGATGCGATCATATTACTTGGAGAGGCTGCTTGGGAAAGATTGTATGAACTATATAATGTCAAACCTAGATTTGAAAGGCGGTAATTGTCATGAGCAAATATAAACCATATGAAATAGATAGATATAAGCTGAATCTGTTTTGCGTATGTTTGAACTGCAGTAAATACAGAGGCTCAAGAAACGATTTTTCAAAATATTGTGATGCTTATCCCAAAAATCTTCCATCTGAAATTTGGAATGGAAAAAATGTAAAATGTCCGCATTTTGAAGAAAAGCAGGGGTGATAGTATGGTGAAACTTATAAAAACATTAGATGTTCAAAACGCATCATTGAATGTGATCACAGCTGGCAGACGATTTCCGCTTGCACAATTTGCTGGGAAAATAGAGATCACAGAGCACCAGAGTATGACACCTGTCCTTGGGAGAAGATGCAAAGGTGAAAAGAAAATCTATGCATCCTTTATTTTATGCCAGAATATTGAGTATCAGTCAGATGATACATTTAATACCGGAAAAGTATATGAAGCAGTCGGAGATGTGCAGGGAGAGAAGTCTTGTGAAAGATTGATCTTCTCAGGACTTCGCTTTGAAGATATGGATCCGTTGGAAGGAACAGTAACACTTGAAGTGACTGATTTGGAACTGATCCGGAAAATGATAGAAATGTAAAATTGAAAGTTACCACCAGTCAGAAATGATATGGTGGTATTTTCATACCCAAAATCAATAATAACAGGGCAACCGGAAATCTATGAACCGAACAGCGCAGAGGTGACGCTAAGTAAGTTTCTCCGGCAGTCCTGTTTTTATATTGTCCGAAAGCCTTATGACGTTTAAACTGCGGCAATTTGCCCTTATGCATGGCATCAAAACTGCATACTGCTGTGGAGACACCACGCTTAAAAACGGTGCAGGAAAGGAAACTATGGAATTTTTAAAAGACATTTTAGGCGAGGATCTCTATAAGCAGGTGTCTGATACCGTCAATGCCTATAACGGAAAGCCGGAGAATAAGGAGAAGCAGGTGAAAATCGCAGACCTTGGATCTGGTCAGTATGTTGACAAAGGTAAGTATGATACCGCCGTGGCAGAAAAAGAGAATCTTGCCGGTCAGATTAAAACGCTTAATACCACAATCGGGGATCTGAAAAAGAACAATGCAGACAATGAGACATTACAGAACACCATTGCGGATCTGCAGACGAAGTTAAAAGATCAGCAGACAGCCAATGACCGGATCTCAAAGACCTATGCGCTGAAAGATTCCCTCACAAAGCAGGGCGTACTTGATCCGGATTATCTGATCTACAAAGCTGGTGGACTTGACAAGTTCACATTTGACAAAGAGGGTAAGCCGGTCGGCGTAGAGGAAGAAGTAAAGCCGTACAAAGAAGATAAGACAATGGCACATCTGTTCAAACAGGAACAGCCGAAGCCACCGTATCATCCACAGGGTGGCTTCGGCGGCGCAGGAACTGCGAACCCATTTGCAAAAGAGACGTTCAATCTGACCAAACAGGGTGAACTTTTAAAATCCAATCCGGAGCAGGCAAAGGCACTGGCCGCAGCCGCCGGAGTAACATTATAACAGTATGAAAGGAAGATGATTTATGGCAATTACAAAAATTGCAGACGTGATCGTACCGGAGCTTTTTAACCGGTATGTAATCAACAGAACAATGGAGCTGTCCGCGTTTTTCCAGTCGGGGATCGTGGTAAACAGCCCGGAATTTGATATGCTTGCATCCGAAGCGGCAAGAACACACAACATGCCGTTTTTTGAAGATTTACAGGGAGAATCCGAGCCAACGCTTGAGGATGTAGAAATGACACCGGCGAAGATCGGTTCAAACAAAGATGTATCCACCACAATCCTTCGTCAGAAGATGTGGGCAGCAACGAATCTGTCCGCAGCACTTGCCGGAGCGGATCCGATGAAAGCGATCGGTGATCTGGTGGCACAGTACTGGGCGCGCGATATGCAGAAAGAATTGATTGCGATTCTTGCGGGGGTGTTTGGAACCACCACGGCAGATCCAAGCGGAACACCGAAAGCAGAGACCAGAATGGCGGATCATATTCTCGATCTGTCCACAGGAAAGACAGATGCAACAAAGCAGATCAGCGCATCCGCATTTATTGACGCGTGTCAGATGCTTGGAGATGCACAGGCACAGCTTACTGGTGTGGCGATGCACTCTGCAACAAAGTCTTATCTGAAAAAGTTGAATCTGATCGAGACCGAGCGTGATTCTACCGACGTGGAATTTGATACTTACCAGGGAAGACGTGTGACCGTGGATGATGGCTGCCCGGTTGCAGATGGAGTATACACAACATATCTTTTTGGCAATGGAGCGGTTGCCTATGGTAATGGTTCTCCGGTCGGTCATGTAGCTACTGAGACGGATCGTGACAAGAAGACAGGTGGCGGTGTGGATTATCTGATTAACCGTAAAGCGTTTATCCTGCATCCGAGAGGAATTGCATACACTGGTGCAAAACGTGAGCATGTGGAAACTCCAACTAGGGCAGAACTTGCAATGGCAGAGAACTGGAAGCCGGTATATGAGCCGAAGCAGCTTAGAATCGTGGCTATCAAACACAAGATCGGGTAAGCCTATGGATCTGGCAAAGTTAAAGGCACTTCTTGGAATTGAGGATGATTCCAAGGATGTGATTCTTGAATTTGTCATTGCGGACGTAGAGGAGACCATAAAGAACTATTGTCATGTGGAGGAAATGCCGAAAGGACTGGTGAACACCGGATACCGTATGGCGATGGATCTGTACCGGAATGAGAATATTGGAAGCGAGACGGCAGCAGTTGGAGCGGTTTCTTCCATTTCTGAGGGAGATACCTCTACATTTTTCCAGCAGTATGTAGATGCTAATTTCAAAGACACAGTGCTGAAAAATTATAAGTCCTCACTAAACAGATACAGGAAGGTGGCGTGGAAATGATCGCGGATGCAATCAAGCAGGCACAGGCACTTGCAAGGAAAGTCCAGGAAGCCACATATGATGGCAGATGTACGGTTATGGAGCATCAGAAATTGAAAGATCCAAAAACCAGAATTACAACGGAAAAAGATGTTGTGGTATTGGAAGATGAACCATGCCGCTTATCATATTCCAGTGTTAGTGCAGTGGATCAGACGGAATCAGCAGCAAAGACGGCACAGGTCACAAAGCTGTTTTTATCTCCGGACGTGCAGATCAAGCCGGGAGCAAAGATTACAGTAACACAGGCTGGTGTGACACAAAACTATAAATGCGGCAGTGTGGCAGCAGTATATCCGACGCATCAGGAGATTGTGTTGCAATTATCAGAGAGGTATGCATGATGGGAATGGGAAGCGTGGATATGCGAGAGTTGGTAAAGCTTCAGGAGAATCTTAAAAAACTGGAGGATGAAGCAAAACGGCAGCAGTTCTGTGAAGCTTGTGCCAAAGAGCTTGCTGCCAGATTACTCAGATATGTTATTAAGCGAACTCCGGTAGGCAATTATTCAGGTATTTCTTATACTTGTGAAACAGGAATTATCCATAAAGGAAATAAAGTTGCAGGAAAGCAAGGCGGTACATTGCGAAGAGGATGGACTGCTGGAAGTAAGAACGTGAAGCAGGCCATTGATGGTCTTAAAATTACAAAAAGTGGTGATGAATATACAATTGAAATTACGAATCCGGTTGAATATGCTTCTTATGTTGAGTATGGACATGTAACCACAAATCGTAAAGGATGGGTGCGAGGGCATTTTATGATGACAATCTCCGAAAACGAGATTCGTAAAATCGCCCCACAATTGCTTGAAAAGAGGTTTGCAGAGTTCTTTGGAGGTGCATTTAATGCTTAACAACGTGATAGCCGGGATAGCAATTGCCCTAAACGAAGAGTTTGGGGATGATTACGAAATTTATACAGAGGAAATAAAGCAGGACTTGAAAGAGCCTTGCTTTTTTATTACCCTCTTAAATCCATCCAAGACAGATTTCCCATCCAAACGGTATTTGATGGACAATCCATTTTGTATACAATATTTCCCGGAATCTGTGGACAATCCGAATAGTGAATGCCGTGATGTAGCTGATCGTATGTTATGGGCGTTGGAGAATATTACGCCTTTGGATGCAGATAGACCGGTACGAGGGACGGATATGCATCATGAGATTACAGACGGAGTGCTGAATTTCTTTGTAAATTACAATTATTTCGTCCGCAAGGTAGAGACTCCGGCTCCTCTTATGGAAACTATGACAACAATATTACATTTGAAAGGATAGGTGCGATATGGGTGAAACAAATACAGAAGTAAAACCACAGGTATTTGCGGATGTATTTACAAAGCAGCAGCTGGCAGAATCCAAACGCTATAAGAAAAAGCGGGATCTGTTGGAGGCGTTGTTGGAAAACGGAAAGACATATAAGATCGCGCAGGTGGATAAGATCATCGGCGATTATCTGAAGAAAGAGGTGAGATAAATGCCATTTGGCGGAGGAACATGGGTAACCCAGAACAAAGTAATCCCGGGTGCGTATATCAATGTCGTGAGCGCAGGGATTGCATCCGCGGCACTGTCGGACCGCGGTATTGCAACAATGCCGCTGGAACTTGACTGGGGACCAGAAGATAAAATTTTTAAGGTTACCACAGGGGATATGCAGAAGTATTCGAAAAAGATCTTCGGATATGGATATACTGATAAAAAAATGAAAGGTCTGAGGGATCTGTTTGCCGGGGGGACTTTGGTACTGTATGCATACCGGTTAAACGGCGGTGGGGTAAAAGCGGCTAATGACTATGCTACGGCAAAGTACACCGGTATCCGTGGAAATGATATCAAGATCTCCATCGCAAAGGATATAGATGATCCGGATTCATGGAATGTAACAACATATCTTGATACATCCCGTATTGAGGTGCAGAATGTCAAGAAAGCGGCTGATCTGAAAGACAATGATTATGTTTCTTTTAAAACAGAATCCATGGAACTTGCAGCAGTTGCATCCGCGGCACTGACTGGTGGAACGAATGGTACGGTTGATGGTGATGCGCATGCGAAGTATCTTGAAAAGGCAGAAGCTTATGGATTCAATACCATGGGCGTTGTGATTACTGACGAGGTAACTAAGAAGCTGTATGTGGCATATGTAAAGCGTATGCGTGATGAGGTTGGCAAGAAGTTCCAGCTTGTACTTTATAAGTCGGATGCTGACTATATGGGTGTTATTTCCACACCAAACAAAACAACAGATGAAGGATGGCCTGAAGCATCTACAGTATACTGGCTGACAGGGGTGGAGTGTGCCACAGCGGTAAACAAATCCTGCGAGGGCAAAGTGTACGATGGTGAATTTGCCATTGAGCCGATCGACAATGATCTGGAGGATTATATCAAAAAGGGACAGCTTGTATTTGACAGAAATGATGATGAAATTGAAATCCTCAGTGATATCAATACACATGTGACGGTTACAGAGGAATGTAACGAGTTCTTCTGCGATAATCAGACGGTCCGTGTTGCGGATCAGTTAGCAAATGATGACGCGCTGCTCTTTAAAACAAGATTCCGTGGAAAGTTTCCGAATGATGCCCCTGGGCGGAACAGCCTGAAAAGTGGACTGTGTGAGATTCGGGAAAAATTACAGAATTTACGTGCAATTGAAAATTTCAAGCGTGATTTTGTATCTGTGATGCGGGGCGAAACAAAGAAATCTGTAGTTGTCGAGAATGCTGTTGAGGTGGTAAACACCATGAGTATTATGTACATGACTACAGTGGTGAAATAGGAAGAGGTGAGGTAAATGTCTAATGTAATGTTGGCAAAGGATTCCATTTCTGCAGCTCTTGCCCAGTGTTATGTCACGATTGGAGAGCGGAGATATAACCTTATGACAGCGATTAAGATGGAAGCGAAATTCAAAAAAAATAAGGTGAAAATTCCTTCGCTTGGAAAAACCGGTAAAGGAAATAAATCCGTATCGTGGGAAGGAACTGGTTCTTGCACGATGCATTACAATACCAGTATTTTTCGCGAAATGATGCTTAATTTCAAAGATACCGGAGATGATGTGTATTTTGAAATGGAGATTACAAATGATGATCCATCGAGTGATGCAGGATCGCAGACCATTACCCTGTTGCAGTGTAATATTGATGGAGGCATTCTTGCAAAGTTCGATGCTTCATCAGATTCTTATCTTGATGAGGATGTCGAATTCACATTCGATGATTTCGATATGCCAAAGAAATTTGAGGAACTTATTGGATTAGCAGCGTAATATATTCCCCTTGTGCATTGCATGAGGGGATTTTTATATGGAAAGAAAAGGAGATAACATATGTCAAATTTAAGTAGATTTTTAGCAAAAAACAAAATCAAGAGAGAGAACGGGAAGTATGCACCATCGAAAGCTTTTGTGGACGAAAATGGCAATCCTTTGGAGTTTGAGTTCCGCCCGATTACATCAAAACGAAACGAAGCAATTCGTGAGAGCCATACCAAAGAAGTTCCGGTGACCGGTAAACCAAATATGTTCCGTCCAAAACTGGATACGTCAGCATACATCAATAATTTAATTACGGAAAGCATTGTTGATCCAGATCTTTACAATAAGGAACTGCAGGATTCCTATGGAGTAAAAACACCGGGAGAACTTTTGTATGCAATGATTGACAATCCGGGAGAATATCAGGATCTTTCTGCATGGGTTCAGAATTTTCAGGGATTTGACACTTTAGAGGATAAGACTAAACAGGCAAAAAACTAATTAAGGAAGGGGATGCGGAAGCAAACTATGCATATTATGCATTGCACAAGCTCCACATTCTCCCTTCCCAATGGGTTGCTTTAGAAGAGGAGGAGAAGGCTTTTATTATTGCCTGTATAGATATAAGAATTGAAGCGGAAAAGGAAGAGGCAAAGAAAATAGCGAAGGAAGCAGAAGGGCGGTGATGATATGGCTACAATTACAACGGGAATACAGTTGGCAGACAATTTTAGCGCCCCTCTTATGCATATCATCAGTTCTGTGAATATGGCAATTTCTTCGATTTATGATATGGATCAGGCAATGAATGCTGGTGTGAATACGGCATCTTTGGAAGCTGCCCGGAATGAAATTGCACAGGCAACTGTAGCTGCGGAAGAATTCAATCAAACAATGCAACAGGCGAGTAGTCCGATCAATGATAATATTCGAAGGCAGGAACAATTTAATCAGTCATTACAAAACGGTGCAAGTGAATCATCGAATTTAGTTTCGGCAATTAAACGAATGGCAGGGGCGTACCTGAGTATTCAGACGGCTGGAAAAATTTTGGAGATGTCGGATGAGATCACACAGACTACATCCAGATTAAATATGATGAATGACGGATTGCAGAGTACGGCCGATTTGTACAACATGGTTTATGTGGCTGCAAACGATGTCAGAGGATCATTAGGAGATATGGCGAGTGTGGTTGCTCGATTTGGTAATAATGCGAAAGATGCATTTAGTTCCAGTGCAGAAGTTGTCCAGTTCGCAAATTTAGTCCAAAAGCAGATGACAATTGCGGGAGCGTCTACGCAGGAAGCAGCAAATGCAGAATTGCAGTTATCACAGGCGTTAGGATCTGGTGTGCTGCGTGGAGATGAGTTGAACAGTATTTTTGAACAGGCACCGAATCTGATTCAGAATATTGCAGATTATCTTGATGTCCCGATAGGTAAGATTCGAAGTATGGCACAAGATGGGGAACTGTCGGCAGATGTTGTGAAACAAGCAGTATTTGCGGCAACAGATGAGATAAATGCTAATTTTGAATCTATGCCTATGACATGGGGGCAAATGTGGACGGTATTTCAAAATAATGCCACTATGGCATTTCAGCCGGTTCTACAGAGACTTAATGATCTTGCAAATACAGATGGCTTCCAAACGTTTACAACGAATGCAATAAATGACCTTGCAGTGGTAGCCGGTGTGGTTCTTGATATATTTGAAGGAATTGGATCAGTAGGAACTTTTGTATCAGACAACTGGCAAATTATAGGCCCTATTGTTGAAGGCGTGGCAGCGGCGCTTACTGTTTATTATGGATGGCAATTGCTTTCCACAAGTGCAACAAAAGCAGCTGCTGCAGCACAATGGATATATAATGCTGCAATGAATGCAAACCCTGCAGCGATAGTGGCCATATCAATAGGTGCACTTATAGTTCTAATTGGAATACTGGCAAATAAATTTACCGGAACAGGGCATATTGCGCAGTCAGTTTTCGGAATGATAACTGGTGGAATCAATGTTGTTATCCAGTATTTTAAAAATTGGGGATTAACAGTTGCAGATATTTTCATTGGAATATGGAACGCAGGGGGAGCATGTGCAACCAATGTTGAAATTGCTTTTCACAATGCGATCAGTCATGTACAGGCACTCTGGTACAACATGCTGTCTACAGCACTTACGGTAGTATCTGGCATTTGTTCGGCATTGAATAAACTTCCTTTTGTAGACTTTGACTATTCTGGAATTACGGGGGCAGCAGATAATTATGCATCAAAAGCGGCAGCAGCTGCCGGGAATACAAAAGATTATGCCAGCGTGCCGGCTGCATTTAGTAAAGGAGTAAAAACGTATGACACTTACCAGAAAGGATGGGTCAACGATGCATATACTGCAGGGGCGGCATGGGGAGATGGTGTAACCAGTAAAATAAAGAATACCTTATCTTCAAAGGCTACCAATATTCCAAATGCGAATAATTATCCAAATGCGCTTGCGTCCAGTAACGTAGCAACAGCGGCAAATACGGCAGACACTGCAAAGAATACAGCTAAAACAGCCAATACACTATCCGCATCCAGTGAAGATCTGAAGTATTTAAGAGATATCGCTGATCGCGAGTACGTGAATAAATTTACAACAGCACAGATCAAGGTTGAGATGATCAACCACAACAACGTAAATAATGACATGGATTTAGATGGAATGGCAGAGCATTTGCGTAGCAAAATTGAGGAAGAAATGAATGCAGCAGCGGAAGGAGAACACTAAAGATGTATGAATTATATATTGATGGGGTTCTTTTTCCGGTGACCCCAGGATCTCTTAACATCAAGACCAATAACAAAAATAAGACCATAACTCTCATAAATGAGGGAGAGGTTAACTACATTAAGTCTCCGGGATTGTCTGATATTACAATCCCGGAGCTTTTATTGCAATCCATAAATATCCTTTTTCACAAGAAAAAGCAAAAGTGGGGGCTGCATATTATCTTTCCAAATTAGAAAAATGGAAAAATCAGAAGAAACCAGTCACGCTAAAGTTTAATCGTTACAAAGTATCAGATAAACATCTTATCGAAGATATCATAATGGATGTGACTATTGAAGATTATGAGATCATGGAAGATGCAGATAAATACGGATCAGATGTGTGTGTAAAGCTTAACTTGAAAGAATACCGTCACTGGGGAGCAAAGAAACTTGTACCGAAAAACAAAAAGACAAAGTCCGGAAAAAAGAAAACGATTGTTACGGTTAAAAAACAACGGAAGAAAACGAAAGCTATAGCCAAAAGCTACAAGATAAAATCTGGTGACACGCTTATGAAAATTGCGAAGAAACAGATGAACAATGCATCTGCATGGAAGAAACTCTATCAGTTAAACCAGAAAACGATTGAAAATGCAGCTCGTAAGCATGGACGAAAATCATCATCGAATGGTCATTATTTGTATGCAGGAACGGTATTGAAACTTCCGGGAGGTGGTAGCTGATGAAAGATATCGTTGATGTAGCGATTGGCGAGATCGGGTACCGGGAGCAGGGAAGCAATAAAACCAAATATGGAGTATATACAGGAACGAATGGTGCTGCATGGTGCCATTCGTTTGTTTCATGGTGTGCGCATGAAGCCGGGGTATCTACTTCCATTGTTCCGAAAACGGCATCCGTAGCTTATGGTATGCAGTGGTATCAAAAGAAAGGACAGTTTAGGTATAAAGGGAAGTACACGCCAAAGAGAGGGGATATTGTTTATTTTAAAACTGGCCGAAGCCATGTGGGTATTGTTGAGAGCGTTAGCGGTGGTCAGTTACATACTATTGAAGGAAATACATCCGATAAGGTAGCGCGGCGGACATATTCTTTGAATAATGCTACAATTACCGGTTATGGCACGCCAAAATATGCAAATACTGGAAATAATTCATCCGGTTTTGGTGAAAAAAAGGATTCCAAGAAAGAATTGCAATATCTGCAGAAAATATTATCGCGTCATGAGGCAAAAGAGGAAACCATAAAAGCCGATGAAGCAGAAACGGGAAAAATACCGAATGGCAATGTAATGATTACTGTAAATAATGGGAAAAAGAAATTTACAGTACCAGTGGAAGATGGAGCAAAGGTTGTATGGGAAAGAGACAGCACACCCGGCAAATTTACTTTTACAGCAAAAGTTGAAAAAGGATTTTTCATAGGTATGGGAAATGAAGTTCTTGTTACTGTGGACAGCAAGAAGTTTTTCTATGGCTTTGTATTTACAAAAGAAGTCAAGAAGGACGGGATGGCATCGTATACCGTATATGATCAGCTTAGGTATCTGAAAAACAAAGATACAATTGTGTACAAAAAGAAAACAGCAGATGAAGTAATTCGGATTATTGCAAAGCGCTTCCTGTTAAAATGCGGCACACTGGCAAAGACAGGGTGGCGCAGATCAGCGGTTGAGGACAATACGGCATTATTCGATATGATTCAAAACGCGTTGGATGATACTTTAATGGTAAAAGGAAAGACGTATGTTTTTTATGATAATATTGGAAAATTGTGCCTGACTGATGTGGCAAAGATGAAGGTAAATACCTGCCTGGTAGATGCGGAAACAGGGGAAGATTATTCCTACAAAACAACGATTGATACGGATGTGTATAACCAGATCCAGCTGATCTATAAGAAAAAGAAATCCAGTAAGAAGAAAAAAGGAAGTACAAAGACATCAACAAGTCAAAATACCGGAACCAGTTATGGAATTTATCTGGTACGTGACAATAAGAAAATCGCAAAATGGGGAACGTTGCAGTTTACGGATGAGATCAATAGTCCGGATATTGGAAAGCTGAAAGCACAGGCATTATTGAAATTGTATAGCCATGAGAAGCGTACACTTACCATATCAGGCGTGATTGGAAACAGTAAAGTGCGTGGAGGATCGCTTGTGCCAGTCATACTTGATTTGGGAGATATGAAAATTGCAAATTATATGCTGGTAGAGAAGGTGACACACATATTTAAAAATCGTGAATATACGATGAACCTGGTAGTGTCTGGAGGTGATTTTAGTGAGTAGCGGAAATCTGGTGCAGTTAATCAAGAAGATTGCAATGGATGCGGTACGGGCTGCAAAGATGTGTGATTATGTGACCGGTGTGGTTACCAGCGAAGATCCTCTGAAAGTGAAAATTACAAACTCTTTTGAAATTGGGGAAGAATTTTTAATGGTGCCACAAAGTATGACGGATCATGAGGTTGAAGTAACAATCAAGAAAGAGTATGGATGGAAAACGAAAAACCGATCGGGCGGAACTGGTGATGACATTGTGTTGGAAAATGTAAAGATTATGATTCACAATGCCTTAAAAGCCGGGGATAAAGTGTTGATGATGCGCAAAAGCGGTGGTCAGGAGTTTGTGGTAATAGACAAGGTGGTGAAAGAATGATCCCGACAAATTATGATAATGACGATGAAGAGGATGATATGACCGGTTTTGAAGTGGAAAATGATCCGTCTCTTACATATGCAATGCAGATAGGAACCATTGAGAACGATTCAAGCATTTTTCTTGGCAAAGCAGACGGAGAAGAGGCAAACCGGCAGGCAATATTGAAAATCTTGAACACAGAGCGATATAAAAATGTAATTTATTCATGGGATTATGGAGTGGAGCTTCAGGATCTGAGGGGAAAGTCTCTATCTTATGTTATGTCAGAAGTGCCAAATCGGATTACGGATGCAATTACTGCAGATGATCGTTTTGAATCTTGTGAAGATTTTGAGATGGAACCGGTGGGAAAGAAAGCTCTGCACGTTACGTTCTCTGTAATTACGGCAGAAGGTGATAAAGTAAGTGGATTGGAAACGGAGGTGGAATATTAGTGTTTGAAAACAAAGACTTTGACTCTATCATGGAAGAAATGCTTGCATCCGTAAGCGATAAGCTGGACAAGCGCGAGGGATCGATAATTTATGATGCAATAGCACCGATTGCCATGGAATTGGCGCAGACGTATATCGATATGGATATGATTGTGAATGAGGTATATGCAGATACAGCCTCCTACTATTATTTGATCAAGCGTGCAGCTGAAAACGGAGTATATCCCAAAGAAGAGACCAATGCGGTATGCAAGATGGTTGTAAGTCCGTCCGATACAGCCATAGCGATCGGGGACCGGTTTAACCTTGGTGATCTGAACTATGAGGTAACATCTGTAATGGATGCAGCAACCGGAGAGTATCAGGTAACATGTGAGACTGCCGGTATTGTTGGAAATCAGCAGTTGGGATCATTGCTTACGATTGAAACAAAGAATGATCTGAATGATATGGAAACAGCGGAATTGACCGAAGTCTTGATCCCCGGCGAGGATGAGGAAGATGTGGAAGATTTCCGTGAACGTTATTACGAGGGATTTTCCAATACAAGCTTCTGTGGCAATAATCCGGATTATAAGGAGCGTGTATCGGCTATTGATGGAGTTGGTGCATGCAAAGTTATCCGGATGTGGGAAAAAGGATATGATCCGGTAAAGTTTATTCCTGTTGCTGCAGTTACGGAGTGGATTGGAAAGCAGTCTGCGGAAACCGTTGGGGCCGAAGTATTTGCATGGCTGAAAGCGGTACATGATGCGGCAAAGGATAAATTACTGACAGTGGGTGGAACTGTTCGGGTGTATATCATATCATCGGAATACAAAGCACCATCCGCCACGTTGGTACAAAAAGTGCAGAATGATGTTGACCCGGATGATAAGACCGGGGAGGGATATGGGCTGGCACCTATCGGACATGTGGTAAAGGTTATGGGAGTGAAAGAAGTTCCTGTTGCTGTGACAGTTACTGCGGTTTATAAGAACGGATATTCATTTGAATCCTTGAAAGCCGATATGCAGTCGACAATAGATGGGTATTTTACAGAACTTTCTGCTGATTGGAGTAATGAAGATAACCTGGTGGTGCGTAAGAGCCAGATTGAATCCCGGTTATTATTGATTGATGGAATATTGGATATTACAGATGTGAAACTAAATGGTGCATCTGAAAATGTAACATTGGATGAGGATGCAATTCCGGTAAGGGGTGATGTAAGTGGCTAAAAAAATGATTGATTATCTGCCACCTTTTATGCAGCAGTTTGAAGAAATGAAGCAATTGATGCAGAGCGAGGATAAGCAGGTGGCGGCCATTAACATGGATACCACTAAAATATTACGAAATGCATTCATAGAGACTTCAGATGTAGAAGGCATCGAGCGGTTCGAAAGAATCTTACATATCATTCCGGGTGCTGGTGAAAATTTGGAACTCCGCCGGTCGCGTGTGTCGCTGCGGTGGAATGAACGGATACCGTATACGCATCCGACACTTGTAAAATGTTTAAATGCCAGCTTAGGAGAAAACAATTATGATCTGTATTCAGATGAGGAGCATTATTACATACTCGTGCATCTGAAATTGAATGTAGCGGATCGTGTCGGAGTTGTTGAAGAATTGATCCGGCGCATGTCACCAGAGGATATATGCTACAAAGTTCTTCTTATTTATAATACACATGTAGTTTTGCACAAATTTACGCATGCACAGTTACATAACTATACACACAGACAGTTGAGAGAGGAGGTTCTGTCATGACAAAGACAAAGTATTATGATCTGCAGATGGATGATCCGCAGGACGATTATGATGTGGAAGTCGTGAATGCCAATCTGAAAAAGATTGATGAGCAGATGAAAACAAGAGAAAATGCAACGGATGCATTACAGGAGCCGGAGTTTACAGTGGCAGATAAGAGGGAAAATATTGCGTCCAAGGAAAAAATGCCAAAGATCTTGGGGAAGATTGCTAAATTCTTTACGGATTTAAAGACGGTCGCATTTTCCGGAAAATATAGTGATCTGGATGGCAAGCCAGCAATAGTGAACAATAACACTGCAACAGAAGCCGGAAGTGCCCTTGATGCACGGCAGGCAAATCCGACCATAGAGGGAACGATGGCAAATCAGATATCGCAATTAAACAGTGATTTAAAATACAGTATCGAATCAAAATGTCCAATGCAAATATTTGAATTTGTTAAATCTGATGAAAATGAGGCTTTCGAACAACTTTTTGGTACTCTTCAAGCTGGAATTCCAGTTATCGCATCATTTTTTTGCGACGGGTATTGGTTCGTATATGGATATATTTATGGTGGTAATAGAGGGTATGGGTTTTTACATGGAAATCGCTGGGACGGGAAAATACACGAACTTATATGCAACAATGGATCGTTTATTCATAATGTTAAAGAACGCTAAAGCTTTTTATTCCAACCACAATAACACTCATATTTTGTGAACTTCCATTGGTAAGGGTATATATCCCTTTAGTCGATTTTTTCGAATTTTCTGCGGAGTATTGTATAGTCATACCAGTATTCTCGGCAGTATTGATATATGATATTCGACTTCTCACGTTATCTGACTGATAGCCAATCGTAGTTGCAATGCCAAATTTTCCACCAAGAGTTCCGGTGAAAAAAATAAAGCATTTCAGACAAGGAATTTCAATACTGCTATTTGGTGGAATGCTATATGTCTTAGCTTTCATAGGGCTATTTTCAAAATTTATGTGGCTGTTTAAATAGGATAAATCACTGTTTAAAGAAAAGTGACAAAAATTTTGCGCAATTATAGTCGGTTAGACTTGAAAATTGGTACAAACACAGCCTGAATGGGCGGTAAAAATAAAATATGAAGAATCAGAAAGGGGGACAGATCATGGATGAACTTGATATTGAGCGTAGACTCACCAAGACAGAGGAACGTGCGCGCTCCAACACGCATAGACTCGATAAGTTGGAACCAATCGTTGAGGAAATACATACAATGTCAAAGACGATGGTACAGTTGGCGGGATCAGTCAAACATCTTAATGAAAATGTGTGTACACTCGACAGAAAAATTGACAGCATGGATGCGCGTGTGGATGTCATGGAGCGGGCACCAGCTGAAGATGTGAAAAAATATAAGACAACTGTTGTAACTGCGATCATAAGTACCATATCTGGGGCATGTGCAACTGGATTGATAGCGATGATTGTTCAAAATGTTAGATAGGAAAGTGAGGATTTTATATGGATTTTTTAGCAGAGTATATGATACCGGTAATCGTAGGCATTTGCCTTTGCGCTGGTTATGTAATCAAAAAATGGATTAAGGATATGGATAACAAATATATTCCTACTGTTTGTGCACTTCTTGGTTTGTTCCTTGCTATTTGGATGAATGGATGGAGCATTACACCGGCAATTGTGCTGAGTGGCTTATTTAGTGGATTGGCAAGCACAGGATTGCATCAGCTATTTAAGCAGTATATTGAGAAAGGAGTAAAAAAAGAATGA